GCTGTGCTATTCAGTAGTGCTTATGTAGCCAACGAATGGACATTGATAGCACTTGCTAAGATTATACCTAATATTGAATTTATCAGCGATGCTAATAATCATAACAGTATCATTGTAGGCATACAACATAGTCGTGCTAACAAAGTCATCTTCAAGCACAACGACTTAGAAGATCTAGAACAGAAACTTAAGATTAGTTTTGCACAGGGTAAGACTCCTTGTGTAGTGTTTGAAAGTGTCTATTCAATGGATGGAGATGTTGGACACATTGCAGAGATATGTAAACTAGCAGAAAAATACAAAGCCATTACTTATATTGATGAAGTACATGCTGTAGGCCTGTATGGACCGCAAGGTGGTGGTAAGGTAGAAGAACTTGGGCTTGAAGACAAGATTGATATAATCAACGGAACCTTGGGAAAGGCCTTTGGAGTCCAGGGTGGCTACATTGCTTGCGATAAGATTGTAGCCGACGCTATTCGTAGCGTAGCCGCTGGATTCATTTTTACAACGTCGATGAGTCCAGTAACCTGTAGTGGTGCGTTAGCCGCTATCAAATGGCTCAGAGATCATAATGAAGTACGTGACAAGCATCAAGAACGTGCTCGTAAACTAAAACATAGATTAAAAGCGGCTGGCATACCTGTAATGGAATGTAGTACTAGTCATATTGTGCCTGTACTAGTAGGTGATGCTAAACGTGCTAAAGCTATGAGCGATGCACTACTAAATGATCATAGCATTTATGTACAAGCTATCAACTATCCTACAGTTGATGTGGGAACGGAGCGGTTACGTTTTGCACCTACTCCGTTTCATGATGATGGTATGATTGAAGACCTAGTGATAGGTCTTAAAGATGTGTTTAGCCGTATAAGCTAATCAATTCCATAATGCCAAAGAACAATGCGGCCTTAACATGGTCAGCATTGGCTTGTTCTTGTAGTTGCTGTGTAGCAATCATATCATTTAAGACTTCTTTGGCTTCACTTGGGCTCATCTGTCCAGCTGTAACTGCTTGATGAACTTGTATAGCATAATTGGCACGTTCGGCTGCCCATTGATCACCGCTTTGTGCTACTTGTTGTAATTGATCGCTCATTAGAATCTCCCTTGATAAATATAGTTGTAGTTCGCGGAAGTGTAATTCCCAACTACTCTAATGCTTTCAAGGAGCAATCAGCATGAATATTTATCAACCCTATACTTACCTAATTAAATTCAAGCCTACGGGACAATTTTATTACGGAGCAAGTTATGCCAACAGCGGAAAGAAAGTTGCCAATCCAGAACAATTTTGGAATACATACTTTACATCATCGTCATACATAAAAGATTTAGTTAAAGAACACGGAAAAGATGCATTTGAATTTCAAGTGCGTAAAGTTTTTGAACGTGCTGATCAAGCACTAAAATGCGAAAAGAAAGTTCTTACAACGTTTGATGCTAAGTTTAATAGTAGCTGGCTTAATAAATCAAATGGATATGGATCAACGGGATTTACTAAACATACTGAAGAAACTAAAGAAAAGATTTCAAAAGCAAATAAAGGCCGCAAACTTCCTACTAAAACAAAAGAGCATAGAGAAAAATTATCTAATGCTCTTAAAGGTAAGAAAGTGTTGACTCCGGAACATAAAGAAAAACTTCTTAAAGCAAATACTGGTCGTAAAATGCCAGATCATGTAAAAGAAAAATTAATAGCTATAAGCAAAACTAGAATATTTTCCGATGAAGCCAGGAAAAAGATGTCAGATGCCGCTAAAGGAAGAATTCCTTGGAACAAAGGTCTTAAAACTAAAAGTTAAAAGCGCCCTTGAACTGTAGTTGCGATTATGTCAGCTTGTTGTACTATGACTTTCTTCTTCATATCACAATACAATGGGCTAATTGGACCTGACTCGGCCCTAGTTTGAAACTCTTTAATTGTGTTTAACATCACTTGATCTAATAAGGCCATGTCATGTGTGCCTTTGGTGTTGGCATAGATATCATACCATTCAACTTGTAAAAACAAATTGTGTAGTTGTGGTGTTAGGTCTGCTGTACAATCAATATGTCTAGCTGACTGTTGCATGTCTGTTACTATCTTACTTTGATTAGGATCCCAAAAGCTAGGAATGTTATCTTTAATTGTGCTACAACCGGCAAGTGCTACTAATGCGATCAATATTAATTTTTTCATTTTTTGTGTCCTGATTTCATGTTAGCCATCCAGTTGGCCAACTGTGCCGCACGACCGTGATGGCCTTTGGCAAACTTACGTAAACTACTTACACTCGATTTAGTTGGCACATGATAACGTTTGCTGTCGCCTTTGTCTTCTGGATGACGTCCATCAGCAAAGTTTTCGTGTACTTTATCTAAGAAGGTATCTGCAAACTTTTCGCATCGTGTGCGTAGTTCTTTGTTTTGTGTTTCAACTAGATTGTATTCACGATCGTCTTCTGCGCCATCGTGTTGTGTAGGATCAATATAACCACAATAGACTTTTTGTATTCCATGCTCATTTAATAAGTCAGCACAGCTAGGTCCATCACGCTCATCCATAGGAGTATTACATGGACTTAGTGTTGTTATGATAACACTGCCTTCTGGAATACTGCCGTATTTTTTAATAAAATCTTCTATGACTGCATGTTCTGCGTGTATGCGTCCATCTTTACCTGGACGATTTAAGCGAGCCATATAGTCGCCTTTGAGTGGTAGTATACCTGCGGCTACCATACCAAAATCCTTGCCGCTATGTTGACCTTTCTCTACAAGGTCGCAAAGTTCTGACAAATATTTGTCTAGTTTGTGGTAATTACGAAGTTCGTAGTCACCACGATGCGGATCCATCGATATACTACTATCGGGAGTATCGTGACTGCGATCAAATTCTACGAATCTCATTTTTTACGCTTGCCGTCTTTGGTATACTTGCCGCTTTCACGTTTAGCTATAGCAATTGCCGCTTGTTGGGCTCCGCCACCTTCTGACACATCTTGCTTATGTGGTTGTTTGAACACGCTATATATTTTTTGAGTATCAATGCCTTTTATACCATTTGCCTGCAATACATTTGCCACAAATGTTCCGCAATTTTCTGCTCCTACTGAGTTAGTTGTAGGAATCGATACTGGTTTTGATAATGATACAATTTTGATATTTTGTTTAGGAAACTCTGGATCATCAGTCACATTGTTAGTGACATATACATCATTGCCTTTATGCCCACTCATTTGAATTTGTCGTCCATCTTGAGTTATAAAGCCTACATGGTCATAACTCCAGCCTTTGGGTGCTTTAACGCTACGAGCAAAGAATATTTTTTGTGCTATTGTATTATTGTTCTTCGAGCCTTCCGCCACACCTTTCTTTCTAATGCTGAGTTTGTCAGCAGGATTACCTCCACCAAACATATTGGCAATTGCGTCTCGTGTTCTTTCTTGGTCTTGCCTTTTTTGTTCGCGTCTATCTGCGGTGGCTTGTTTTTTAGTGCCTTTCTTGATTGACTTCATCATAGTGTCAAACGGCTTGTCACCAGTGGACTCTGACATATTTTCATCTTCAATTGCTTTTTTTATAATGTTGACGACGTTAGGATTAGCTTTAAGTTGTTTTAGGGCATGTTCAGCATGAGCTTTATCTTTGAATCCGTCCTGAACTACTGCCCACGAATCTGTTCCAAAAAAGCCACCGGATGGATACCATATCTCTGATTTACCAGTATCTGTACGATCTACAACTTGCAATTTATTTGGGTCTATCGGTGGAGGATTATCCTTTTCAGCTTGTGCCTTGGCCATCATTTGTTTGTGTGCCTGTACATTGGCCTTCTCGTGTGCTCTAGGTTCTTGACCAATCATGTCTCTTAACAAATCGGCCCAACTCCATCCTTCCATTTCCGGATCGTGGAATATTTCTTCAAATTCGCCTACTACTTCGCTTAGATCTTCTTCGACAAAATATTTAGGAATAAAACCTTTTTTCTCAGCTATGTCTATCATATAAGATTCTAAAGCATCATCGTCTTCATTAGCAAAATGTTCTTTAGTATCTGGATCCATCTTTTTAATAATATCCATGCCGAACTTAAACGCATGTTTGTAGCCTGGCATGTTATTCATACTCATAACAGTTTTTGGATCAACTCGAAGTGGTTTTTTATCTTGGCGTGTGCCTAATGCTTGATTCATAAATCCTGCAAATTTAGGATCATGTGCTTCCGCCAGCATCTTTTCTCTAGCGATTTCTTGTTCAGCATATTCGATAAGCTGGCGCATTTCTTCAATGCTTTCACAGTTCCAACGGCGTAGTGCTAGAGCTTTGGGAGTAGGTTTACCATTAGGCTTTTTCATTGGCCCTTTGTTGCCACTCATACGAGCACAGAATGATTTACGGCGTTTGGCGGCTTTACTACCTTTCTTTAACTTACTAGGTTTAGTAGTTACTGCTGTTTGTAGTTTACTGCCGGGATGCTCACGACGATAAGAATTAACAGCCTTTTGACTTAGCCCGTTGGTCTTATCGTGATGATTGACCTTTTGCCAGGCTTCTGTTTCCCATAAGTCAGTTAAATGACCTACGAATTCTTCAAATAACGACCAATCAAGACTTTTCTTCTTCATAATAAATTCCAGCTAATCCGCACCCTAATCTTGCTAGCCCATAGTAAATGTCTTTACACAGGGCTATAAGGATTTCTCGGACGGTCTGTACCATCATCTTCGGGGTATACTGGATATTTATCTGGATCATTTTCCATCTCTTCTTTTGCCTTCCGCTACACCTTGTTTTGATTTTAAGTTGGCTATGATTTTTTCAAGATTTTTGATTTTGACATCATGTGCTCCATTGGCATTGAATTTTTTATATTTGGCCAATTCTCGCTCGTAGTTTTTGATGTTAGCAACAGTTCGATCATCACCTTCCGCCACACCTTGCTTAACAAACTGAACATTTAATTTAGCATTTTCCCACAATGGATTTTTAGGATCCATTCTTTGCTGTAGTAACCATATAGCAGATACTCTGTGTGCGCCATCTTCAAACTTACCGTTTAATACTATTGCTGGAGGCAACTTCGCTAAACTTTCTGGATGATCCTTCAAGTAAGTAGCATACTCTATAACTTTTTTAGTGACGCCCCAACTATAATCTTTAGCGTCCCAATCATCAACTACATTATTATAATAATGTAGTTGATGATTGGGACGCTAAAGATTATAGTTGGGGCGTC